ACAAGCCATGCCTGAGGATGTGAAGGTTCCTGGAGACTCAATCGCTGCATACCACAATTATTATCGCGTCTACAAGAAACGATTTGCTACTTGGAAGAACCGAGAGATACCCAACTGGTATAAATAAGAGGATGAAGAAATTCCTCGATTATTTACAAGAAGAAGCCGCAAAAACCCATGGGCTCCACGTATTCGACGTGGACGATACCCTCTTTCACACGACTGCCAAGATCCGTGTAATGAAGGGAAAGAAACAAGTCGCTTCTCTTTCCAACTCAGAGTATAACACACACAAACTCCCTGCTGGTCATCATTATGACTACTCAGAGTTTCGTTCTGCAGAAAAGTTTGACACTGAATCAAAGCCAAATCAGCGTATGATTCAGAAGATGAAACAATTGCACGATAAGACTAAGAAGGGTGGTGGCAAAGTCATCATCAATACTGCTCGCGCCGACTTTGATGACAAGGATCGTTTTCTTGATGCGTTTCGTAAACAAAAAGTCGACATTGACAACATACATGTTCATCGTGCAGGCAACTTAGATACTCAAGGTACTGTTGCTGATAAGAAAGCATCAATCATTCGCAATCAGATTCAAAGGGGAAATTATAAACATGTTTCCCTCTATGACGATAGCGAACAAAATCTCAAGTCGTTCTTAGAGTTGAAGAAAGAATTTCCGCACATTAATTTTAATGCGCATCACGTGAAACCAGACGGAAAATCAAAACGATACACTGGGTGATATATGCCAACATATGAGTTTGTGAATACAAAGACTGGCAAGATTGAAGAACATATGATGTCTGTTTCTGCCTACGATCAATTTAAGGCAGACAATCCGCATTTAGAAAGATACTATAGCGATGCACCGCTATTCAGTTACAGCGGAACAAAAGATTTTTCAAGTGGAAAAACAGACAACACGTTCAAAGAAGTTATGCAAAAGATTGCTGAGAAACATCCAGCAAGCCCACTAGCACAAAAAGTTTTAAAGAAATCGACGAAGGAAATTAAAACTCGTCAGGCTCTTGAAAAACACCGTAAGAAGCAAGCCGCTGCAAAGGCAGGGAAGTGAGGAAATGTGTCTAACAAAAGAAAGCACGTATCAAACACAACAATTGAATTGGAGCACGAGCAACATCAACATGCCAAAATCAATACTCCGCATAAAGTGAAGCCGTCAGAACTCCGAACATTTGAGCCATTAACAGACAATCAGAAGAAATTTTTCGATGCTTATTCACGTGGCGATTATTTTATCATGCTTACTGGTTCTGCGGGAACTGGTAAGTCTTTCATTGCTTGCTATAAAGCAATGCAAGAAGTTTACGACAAAACTTCTTCTTTCAAGCGTGTTGTCATTGTACGTTCTGCTGTTCAGTCTCGCGACGTTGGATTTACTCCAGGCAGTCTAGAAGAAAAGATGAGTCTGTATGAACAGCCGTATATGCAAATCTATCATACGCTGTTCAATCGCCGTGATGCCTACGAAGGTCTAAAGGACGCAGGGAAGATTGAATTCATCTCGACTTCTTTCATTCGTGGTATGAGTTTTGACGATTCGATTATTATTGTTGACGAATGCCAGAACATGAACTGGGAAGAATTGTCGACTATCATGACTCGTGTGGGCTATCGTTCTAAGATTATCTTCTGTGGTGATTATAGACAGACTGATTTGTATCGCAAGCAAGGCGACAAGTCTGGGCTTTGGAAGTTCCATCAAATTGCCAAGACTATGCCATCGTTCACCAGCGTAGAGTTTACAACTGACGATATCGTGCGTTCAAGTCTTGTAAAGGACTTCCTGATTGCTGTTGACAAATATGATCAAGAAAACACTTGACTTTTGCTTCGTAATACGGTATAATGACTATGTCTGGTTTGATTGAGAATTCTTGTTATGTTTAATCATATTCGTCATGACTTCCCGCAACTCTTGCAAGAGAATACTGACGGGAAACGACTCTATGTCGCACCCAACGGAGAGAAGTATCCGTCTGTGACTACGGTGATTGCCGATCATGGCAAGGAAGGAATTCTAGAGTGGCGTAAGAGAGTCGGTGATGAGAAAGCCAACGAGATCTCTCGCAAGGCTACGACTCGTGGGACTAGTGTTCACAAAGTGCTCGAAATGCATCTGAACAATGAGGATGTTTCTTCTGTCGAAATGATGCCGAATGTTAAGTCACTCTTTGTACGCATGAAGCAAGAGTTGAACGAAAAAGTCAATAACATTCATTGCCTCGAAGACCGTCTGTTCTCCCACGAACTTAAACTTGCTGGCACCGTAGACTGTATCGCTGAGTACAAGGGTGTGCTGTCAGTCATCGACTTCAAGACTTCCAATCGTCTCAAGAAAAAGGAGAACATTGGCGGATACTTCATGCAGGGTGCAGCCTATGCCACGATGTTTAATGAGATGACTGGTCTCAACATTGACCAGATTGTCATTCTAATTGGCGTAGACTCTGCTAACTTTTGCCAGACTATGATTGTGAAGGGCGACGAACTAATCCACCATCGCCAAGAGTTGCAGAAGTATATTGATTCCTATTGGCAAAAGGCTTGATAAGGTAGTTTACACATGATTGATTGTTTAATTCTTGGTGATAGTATTGCAGTTGGAACGCATATGGCAAGACCAGAGTGTGTTGCCTATGCTACTAGCGGGATCAATACCACACAATTTAATAAGAAATACCCGCAACCCTTTAATGGTAAGGTTGTTGTAATCAGTCTTGGTAGCAATGATCACAAGTATATCAAGACTGAGAAAGAACTGTTTAAACTGCGTGAGAGAGTACAAGCAGAAACGGTATATTGGATTCTTCCTGCTGGGAACTCAAAGGCTAGCGAAATCCCTATTGTAAGAATCCAAGAGCATGTAGAAAGTATTGCAGAGATGTATGGTGATTGGATTGTTCGAATCCCAAGTCTTTCAAAAGATGGTGTGCACCCAACTCGAAAGGGATATAGGAGGATTGGCGAGATCGTTGAATGATCGAAAAACGCTAAATAACACCATGAACGAAGTAACAGAAACAAAGAAGTATGGTTGTGGATGCGGTCGAAGCCCGACTGGCGTTTGCACTGGATTGCACAAGTTAACAAATGAGCAGTATAAGGCTCATCTTGAAGAACAGAAGAAGCAATTGAATGAGCAAGCAAAGCCACAACTCTTACAAGGATAATAACAGCGTAAACATTTAGGTAAAGGCATCTTGGACGGGGTTTCAATACCCCCATCTCCACCAAAAGCACATCTTGAAAAGTCTTGGTGTGTTTTCTGAGGGGATGACAGGTTTCGACAGGGTGAGTAATAGACAAAATGCGCTCGTCAGGCGAATGACGATAATATAGCAAAACTAGTAAATGCAAACGATGATTCATTTACACCTATGGCTCTCGCTGCCTAATAAGCACATTGAGCACAAAGAGTTGACCGCTCGGTAACAGAAAGGTCTGGGGTGGTGGTGCGAACCACCACCCTTTTCTTTCCACTGCAATAATGGAGACTTAACATGAATGCAGTAGATATACTTCGTAATGTAGAAAATTATTTTGATCGCAACCACAATTTTTATATGCTCTGGGGTGGTTTATTCGCTGCTCTCTTTTTTGGATTGTTTGTGCCGTATAACATGTACTCTAGAGCCATGATGCAGTTGGAAACTCAGCAAAATGCAAATGTCATTCTTGCTGCTCAAATACTCGACATGAACACTCGCATGGAGTTTCTTGAGTTATCATACGAAAGAAAACAAAAGGTCATGCGTGAAGTTGAATGTCTAGCCAGGAACATTTACTTCGAAGCAGGTGGCGAGCCTCGTGCTGGCAAGATTGCTGTTGCAGAAGTTACCATGAACCGAGTGAAGAGTAATCAATTTCCAAAGACCGTTTGTGCTGTTGTTCATCAGAAACATAAGAACATCTGTCAGTTCTCTTGGGTCTGTGAAGGCAAGCGTTCGGTTCGTAACAATAATGCTTGGCGTGAATCGCAAAAAATTGCTGAAAGCATATTGATTTCCAAGAAGAGATACGGTATAATAGGTAATGCCAAATACTTTCATGCAACTTATGTTAACCCAAAATGGGCTGATGAAAGTCGAATGATTGCTCAAATCGGTAATCATATATTTTATCATTGAGGCTTTATGCGAATTATAAATGATGTAAAACTTGACTACAAGGATGTTTTGATTACACCGAAACGATCTACTCTTGCGTCTAGAAGTGAAGTGGAATTAAGAAGACATTTTAAATTTCGCAGTGGGAATGAATGGTACGGTGTTCCAATTATAGCAGCCAACATGGACGGTGTTGGAACATTTGAGATGGATTCGGCGTTAGATAAATGCCACACAATGGCTGCATTGACAAAACATTTCAAAGATGTTGAACTGATAGACCATCTTAAAAAGAAACTCAACAGCAGCGTTTACTCTCTTGGTATTGGTGACAAAGATCTAAACAAATTCGATAATGTTTATCATGTAGTGGGCGATAAACATATTAAAGTTTGCATTGATGTTGCGAATGGATATACACAAGTGTTCGTAGAATTCATACAAAAATTCCGCGAACGATATCCTAGTGTTATTTTGATGGCAGGTAATGTTGTTACACCAGAGATGACTGAGGAATTGATTCTCGCAGGTGTTGACATCGTGAAAGTTGGCATTGGTCCTGGCTCTGTCTGCACAACACGCAAGATGACAGGAATCGGCTACCCACAGTTGAGTGCAGTTATTGAGTGTGCTGATGCTGCTCATGGTCTTCGGGGTCATATCATAGCGGATGGTGGGTGTTCCGTTCCTGGAGACATTGTAAAAGCATTTGCGGCAGGTGCTGATTTTGTAATGCTTGGTGGAATGTTGGCGGGTCACAAGGAAGGTGGTGCCTCGTCATTTGGTGACAATCGATTCTATGGCATGAGTTCTGATACAGCCATGGATATGCATAATGGCGGTGTTGCCAATTACAGAGCATCTGAAGGCAAAACTGTAGAGATTCCATATCGCGGTGAAGTGAGCAGAACTATTCAAGATATTTTAGGTGGGTTGCGTTCAGCATGTACATATGTGGGAGCATCAGAACTAAAAGAACTGAGCAAGAGAACAACTTTTGTTCGCGTGACGCAACAACTAAATGAGACACTGAGTGCTTATGAGATCTAATATGGCAAATCGTGAAGAAAAAAATAACTTCTCTATGATGATTATGAATCTGGCTATTCAAGAAAAGATTGATCACATGGATGCTGTTACAACATATTGTGAACGGCACAATCTTGAAATTGAAGTTGCCGCCAGTTTGATTAATGATTCTTTAAAGAGTATCATTGAAGGTGAAGCAATGGAGTTGAGATTCTTGCCGCGAGGAAGTCGACTGCCTCTATGAACGGATACGATCTTTATTGCATCTATCAGGCGATTAAACTACACTTTACTTCTGAGAGTTATAACTTCTTTCAGTATGATGGCAAAACTCGAGTATCAATAGATGCATTTCAAAAGCGTCGTGACAAATTTCTATTCCATCGTCTCGCGCGCAAGTATCGGGACGATGAGATGGTTCCATTTCTGGTTGCTAATTTTGTACACAGTGACGATAATTG